ATTATTACCTATATAAGCCTATTTTCCTTAGTAATTGTTTCTATTAGATACGTATTAAACTAATTTTGAACAACTAATTAGTTTAACACTATGGCATATAGAAAAGAAATCTTTGCTGGGCTTAGAAAAAAGCATAAAAACACTCCTAAAGTTGTATTGGACAAAGTAGCTGATCACATCGAAACCGGTGTCAATGAAGAAGATGAGGTAGAAGCTGCTGTAGAAGGCGCGGATGGACTCGTAACCATGATATCAGGACTTGTACAAACAGAAGGCGATAAGCGTGTAGAAGATGCTTTAAAAAAGAATGGCATTGAATCTAAAAAACCTAAATCAGGGGGCGAAGGCGATGATGACGATCCGAATCCTGATGAAAATGGAGAAAAAGCTCCATCATGGGCAAAAGGGCTTATTGAAACGACAAAAACGCTTCAACAAGAACTTAAGGTCCTAAAAGACGAGAAGTCATTAAACTCTCAATTAGCTATGCTAACCGAAAAAATCAAGGATGCTGATCCAATATTTAAGGATCAGACTTTGGAAAATTTCAAGCACATGAAATTTGAGAAACAAGAAGACTTCGACGAGTATCTTACCAAAACAGAGGGTCATTTGGAGGCATTCAATAGCAATCTGTCAGCTAAGGGGCTCAGCACGCAAACCGCGCCAATCTTGGGAGAATCCAACAAAGAAGGAGTTTCAACCTTAGTTCAACAACGAATTGAGAGTAGAACCAATCCTGAAAAAGCAACTGGGGGCAATCTAGGTGGTAAGCAAGTAACATTTTAACCATTTAATCAAAACCAAAGATGCAAATTTTCAAAAAGACAGAAACACGCAAATTAATTGCGTTCGTCACTAAAATTGAAGATATACCTGGAGGTATTGGTGTAGCAGTAGCTGACTTGTCGCAAACGTATGTAGAGGCCGCGTCTGTAGTCGGAAAAGACTCAAACGGGTTATATCACGTAATAGTGACAGCAAAGCTCACAGCCAACGCAACAAATACCGCTACGGCATATCAAGTAGCCAAAGGACACAACTTTAAAGTGGGCAAATTCTTAGCATCGGATACTGGAGCTAAAGCTTATGCAATCACCAGTATCGATACTCTCAATGACAATTACGATATCCTGAATGTTGGAACCACCCTTGGTGTCGCTTTAACATCTGGTGCTGTACTTATTGAGGCTGCTGCCGAATCTGCTACAACCACAAGCGCATTTAAATATGCACCTGAGCTTGTAATTGGTCATGGGTTCGATGTGATACCAGGAGACAATCATGTCATTGATGCCTGGAGACGCGCTACTGTGATCGAGGCAAATACCGCACCGGTACATGCCAAAATGAAAGCTGCATTGCAGCATGTAATCTATGTATAACTAAACACTAAAATAAGATGCAAAAGACACTTATTAATGAGTTGAAGGAAAAAGACGTTAAGGCAGAAATATTGTCTTACAATTTGGACCCGTTCTATTGGCCAGTCCTTTTTCCGCTAAAATTCACACCAACAATGAAATGGGAATCATTGGAAGGTGAACTTGGTGCGCCTGTTGCCGGTGACGTTGTGTCATGGGATTCAAGAGCACCCCGCAAAACAAGGAAAGTTATTTCCAAGCTATCCGGTGACGTACCGAAAATTTCATTGGGTCGCGACATGTCAGAATCTGACCTAAACAAACTGGGTCTTTTACGCCACTACGCTAGTACTGATGAAGGCGCAAAGGCCTTAATTGACTTTGTATATGAAGACATCGAGTTTGTTTGGACTGGTGTTAATGCAAGACTTGAATGGTTAGCCTTAAGAGCCGCAAGTATAGGAAAGATTGTTTTAAGCGCCCAAAATAATGATGGTGTTGTAACTGAAAATAATGTCGATTTTAAGATTCCGACAAATCAGAAAAAAGGAGCTGCTAAAGCATGGTCTGATCCAACGTCTGACCCGATCGCTGAAATAAAATCAATTGTGAAAGGTGCTAAAGGGTATAAGTTACCATATGCGTTTACTGATCAATCGGTAATTGACTCTCTTTTAATTCATCCAAAAGTAGTGGATTATGTAGCTCCTTGGTTGATGAGAGCAGCGGGCATTACAGATCGCCCAACCATAGCTACTTTAAATAAGGCGCTATTAGAGGATAAGCTTCCACAACTTGCCATCATTGATGCCGAAATCACGATCGAGGTAAAAGGTGTGCAGGTCGAAGTAAATCCATGGGAAGAAGGTGTTATCGCTTTTGTTCCTGCGAGAGTTTTAGGGAATACATGGTGGGGCCCATTGGCCGAAAACCTAGTTACTACTTCTAAAGCCATGAGGATCACAAGGGAACATATGATGATTAAAAAATTCAGTACTGAGGAACCTCTTTCTGAATCAACAATCGGTATCTCCAACTCCTTCCCTGCTTTAGCAAATGCTGGTAGAACCTGGCTATTGGACACTAAAAACACTACTTGGAATAAGTAAAACTTATTTGATATGACAATCGGGAATTACATACAAGCAAAACTTAATCGGTTTCATTTAAGCATGGGAAACGATGAAATAGACGTGATTTTATCAACTGATAATCTTACTTCAGAATCAGAGTACATCCCATCGCAAGATGTAATCGTGAAAAAAGCTTTGATCGCTGTAATTCCCGAATTGCTGCTTGCTCCTGACTTATCACAAGGTGATTTTTCGATTAAAAGAAACATCGCTGGTGTACGTGCTTATTACAGCCTCCTATGCAAAGAGCTTGGAATGCCTGATTTACTTAGCCCTGAAGTCTCTTACGATGTAAATGATAGATCAGACCTATGGTAACCAGTTTTCAATATCCGCACGTCCTTCAGGTTAAAAACAGTCAAGGCCAATGGGAAGACTTTTCCATTTGTCGTGATCAACCGAATGACAAGGGAGCTGTTATTCAGGTCGGAGAAGGTACATTTTATCAGTTCAGATCTATTGTCTTTATGGCTGTTGGGGTTGAAAACTTGCTTACTGGTCAGGATGTAAGAGTTATTGATATCAACGGAAAAACACGACTTGACACTGAAGTAAGAAGGTTTTCATCTGACAATTTACACTGTAGGTTATGGGTATAAAACCACACTTCAAAAAAGCCGATGTCATGAAAGCCTTTCAGAAGAAAGCTGCTGACATTGAGAGAGTGATGATTCGCCAATTGAAAGTACTGGGGGAGAAATGTGTGAATAAAGCTCGAACCCTTGACACTTACAAGGACCAAACCGGAAACCTAAGGAGCTCGATCGGCTATGTTATTTATGTCAACGGATCACCTTCTTACGTAAACTTCGAGCAAAAAGGAAAAGCCGAATCTGGTGAGTTAGGAGTAAAAAAGGCACTTGACACCGCCAATGAATACGCTGCTCAGAATGTTAAAAATTACTATGCATTGGTCGTTGTCGCTGGGATGGATTATGCTGTTGCTGTCGAATCCATGGGAATCGATGTTTTAACACCTTCTGAGCAATTGGCGGAAACTGAATTTCCAAAACTGATGACAAGGTTAATGGATAAAATTGGAAAGGCAGGTATAATATGAAAACGCCACAAGACGGTTTAGATGAAGTATTATCCTATTTGCAGGTTCCACAGCTTACAGATGTAATTACCGGCTCTGTATTCGAGAATAACGAACGTGGTAATTCAAAACTGGAGGATGTATGCCTCAACGCCCTATCAATGTCTGATGCAGATAGGCAGCAAGGAGTTATAAATGTGAATGTTTTTGTTCCTGATACAAAGCGTGAAATCAATGGAGAAATAGTTCCAGTGGCCGACAAAGACCGGTTAAAAATAATCGTCAACATCATTAAAGTACTTCTTGGAGAAAAAAGAGGCAAATACTTCGATGGCGGTAATTTCTGGATTTCAAATATATCTGGAGCATTACAAGAAAAGGAGATCAAACAGCATAAAGTCAATATCAGAGTAGAAATAAGGTTCAACAACTAACAGAATTATAACATTAAAATTCAAATATCATGGGAATAGTAACCATTGGATTAAATGCATTTAAGTTCGCTCCATTAGCGAGCGATGGAGGTCCAGGTACCGTGTTTGTAACACTAGGAACTACCTCAAAAGGAACCTTCTCATTTGAAGAAGATGATCCGTCAGAAAAAAGAGTTGAGATTGAGGAAAGCCCCGATCCATTAAAAGTATACAAACGTCAAGGAGCCAGAAGATTAAA